ACGCCGTACGTCGCGCGTCTGCTCGAGACCCATGCCGATCAGCTTGGTCGTGCCAACGCCGTCGGTGTGCCAGCCACAGGCCAGCGTGGTCGAGAAGTCGGCGCGGTACTTCGCCTTGACGTCGCCGTTGGCGCTGTCGTCCGTCTGCGGCAACAGGTTGGTGCGGAAGGCTTGGATGCCATCTACGACCAGCATGCTGTCGACGCCCGAGGAACCTTGACCACCGATGGTGATGTCGCGGTTCACGATCAGGAACGGGTTGGCAGCCGTGTCGCCAACTTGGGCGTATTTGAGGCTGTCGAAGGTGTCGTACGGCATAGCGACGTACAACGGATCGTTGTCGGGAATGTTGTCCCCGCCAGCGCCAATCCGCATCTTGCGGAGGCCTTCGTGCCAGACCGAACCAACGCCGGTCGCGGCGAAGGTGCCGGTGACGTCTGCGGACAGGATTGCCTGACCATCGGGGAACGGCGAGGTCGACGCAGCACCCGACAGGGAGCTATCGGCGCGGGCCGTCTTGATGATCGTGCGGTACACGTTGGTGTCGAACACGCGAGCCAGCGCACGACCGAGTTCCTCGGTGTAGCGGCTGCGAATGTCGAAGTGGGACATCGCTTCGTCGAGATCGTAGATGCCGATGTGAGCAACCAACAGGCCGTCAATCGAGATCACGCGCTCGGTCTCGTCGGTGTCCTGACCCAGCATTTCTTGACCGGCTACGTGGTAACCAGCTTCGACTTTCCAGGTCTTTGGGAATTGGGCCGATTTCCCACTCGGGATTTCCCGAACGAAATGTTTGTCAGCCGTGTGGACCGTCTCACTGAACGCTGCGAACACTTCGCCACCGAACAGCTTGAGGAATAGACCCGTGTCGTCGCTCGTGTCAGCAACATCAGTGCCGAAGCGAGTGGGAGCGGACGGATCGCCTACGAATAAAGCCATTTTGAGGCTCCTTCTATTGGGATTGGGTAGTTAGGGGATCACGCCTTTCGTCTCTGGTTGATCAGGTTGACGTAGTTCGTCTGCAAGGGCCTCAGCCCAAGACTACAGTACGCGCCCGACGCCTTACGATTAAGGTCGGAGGTAGTGGTGGTAATTAATGGGTCTAGCGTCCGAAGACGGAGAGCCCGAAGGTTGTCTGGTTAGAGGCACCCGCCGCAACGACGGTCACGGAGGAATCTGACTCGGTTACCAGTCGAAGAACGAAGTAGTCCCCCGTACTGATTAAGAGGGGAGGTGTGCCGACAGCTAATTGTACGTCAGCACTGCCAGCCTCCGAACGCTGTTGCACGGCGTTGAGTAACGTATCCCCACTGTTGTAATGGAGGATACCAACGGTTGACCATGTGTCAGCGGTACTGAGTGATATGGTGAGTTGTCCATCAGCGCGGGCCCACATACCATCGAGTGCCGCTGGTACGGTTATGCGCTCAGGATTGGTGACACCCTCGTGTAACCCGTGGGAGTCAACTTCTTCTTCCGTGAACGGGACTAAGTAAAGCGTAGTGGCGTCAATGGTGGTCAAGTTGGCCGCTAGGGACAAGGAGCATCCCCAAAAGGTTGGGATGCTGGAGTTGCGAAGGTCACTGCCGTCGTGTGTGAACACGTTGCTTGCGCCTGCTGCGATGAAGTCAGCCGTCTCCGACTGTCCACTGCCTGTGATCGTTGCGACGTACACGGTGTCGTTCTTGAACACCACTGGACGGCGCGCAATGTCGCCGGGAACGGTAACGGTAACCGCCGCCGTGGACGCCCCCGCCGCTAGGACGAAGACCTCGTAGCGAACCCACTCGTCAGCCGTTATGGTGACAGCGTTGGTGGCGTCGATGGTGAGGGTCTTCACGACATGCGGAAGACCGGGATTTGTAAGGGTCATGATGTCTCCTTAGAGTGGAGAGGGGAGCCCGAAGGCCCCCAACCCGATTACGTGAGTGACATCTCGCCCGGTGCAACGTCCAGATCGGCATCGACTTCGCCCGTGAAGGTGAAACCAACGCGGATCACGTCGCCTTCGTTGACGGACATAACGGTGTCGATGTTGTTCTCAACAGCAATCTCGGCTGCGTGAGTGTTGAAGCCTTCGTCACCGAAGTCATACGCAACGCTGTTCTTGAACAGGGTCAGCGCGGCGGTGTCGGTGGCCTCGGGAGCCGTAATGGCATGCTCGAGGGTGTCGACGTTGGCGAGGGTCACACGAATGTGGTTGCCGCTCGGGCCGCTGTAGACCACACCGGGCTGACCGTCGAGGTTACCGGCGGTGCCGTTGTCTTCGGCGGTGGCCGAGTACGTCCAATCTTGCGCGTCGGCAATATCGGTCAGGGTGACGGGGATCGCTTCGACGAGGTTCGCACCCGGCTCGGCCAGGGCGAGTTCGGGAACGGTGCCAACGAGCTGCATTACGTTGAACTTAGTGGAGTTGGTGAGGGTCATGATAGGTCTCTTACTTTGAGGGTATGAAGGAGCAGTTGCAGGCAATCGCTATGCGCTCGCCCGGTCCAACGATGGGATGGACAAAGTGTGGAAGTGCGGAGGGGAACACGATCATCCGACCAGCTTTGAAACTCATAACCGCGCTTGGGTTGAGGTTCATGAAGGGCAGTTGGTGTTCGCCGCCTCGGCGCGTATCAAGGAACTCGATATCGCCAGATCGCACAGCAACACCCGTCGCCATCGTTTGCTTCTTAACGGCACTCGTGTCGTCCACATAGTAGACGCCCGAGACGTGGCAGTTAGGATGGGTGTGTACGGTTGCGTAGCCACGGTCACTGTAGACCATTGCCCACGCGGACATGCGGAGAGAGACGGTTTCGTCTTTCAATCCATGGACGCCGCCCCATTCAGAGAAGGCGTTGCCAAACATATCCCTTAGCATCGTGCCGCCGTCTAAGCGGTCGAAGATGCCGTCTTGTGAGTGCCACGTACCAGCAAGGTTGGAGCGATAGAGGCCATCGGGGTCATTCGCCCGGTCGCGCCAGATGCTCGCCTTGAGGTCGTGGTTTAATTCCTCGCGCCCTTCCCAGTCGCGCGATAGCACGTTCGTTGGGAAGATGGTTGCGAGATTGAAAGGTGGCTGAGTGGCCACCTTCCGTGTCGTCTTTGGTGCTGGCTTTTTAGCCGTCATTTACATTCCGCCGGTATGCGTCGGTCCTGTAAAGTTGGAGACCGCCGCGCGTTTATAAACTGCCGCACGGAACGCAGGGTCTTTCTTGTACTGCGGATTGCGTTGGTCAGCAATCATCGCAGCCTGCGAGGCGTACGGTTGAACGTCGGTGGTTCCCGGTGCAGCCGCATTGGGGCCTGCAATAGCGGCTCCCTTAGCAATCGGCGGTCTGCCAGATTTAGCCAGCAGCAAGTCGACGGCGAGTTTGTACTCGGTCGGGTTTGCCAACTGTTGTTCGAGTTTGGTGATCTCCTCGGGGGAGTAATTCTCCTGGGCCCATTCGCCCACGGCCTTGAGACCTTCTTCGCCACCTAAGGCTTCCGTGACGGTGGCCACTTGGGCCTTCGCGCGCTCGGTGACGCCTTCGATGTATTCTTTGATGACGGGCTCGGGCACGCCGATCTTGGCGAGCGCCTCGTAGTCGCTCTCAGCGATGTCGCCATTCTCGATGATGGTCTCACCTAGCGCGTCCCAATCGAGACCAGCTTCAGTAACAGCCTGCTGGGCTGCGTCGGCTTCGGGAACGTCAGCGTCTTTGACGTCGCGGGCACCCTCGTCGGGATTGTCGTCGGCCTTGGTGCCCTTTTGCGCGGCAGCGAACTCAGCTTCCTTCGCGTGGGCCTGCCAGTTGTACTCGCCGTCCTTGTGGAACTTGTCGAACTGCGCCTGGGTGACGCCAAGCGTCTCAGCGGTGGGCCCTGCGTTCTCGACTGGCGCGGCGGCTTTGCCTTCGGCCATTGTCATATCGACGTTGGACGCCGACGATCCGTCGACTACAGTCGTCGTCACATCACTCATCTTCACTCTCCTCGCCACGAATGGCCCTCTGATACAAAGTGT